TCGTTTTCCACCTACCGCTCCCGCCCGCCGGCCAGGCGTTCGTCGGGTGCATGATTGCCATCGCTGTCGTGGTGCTGCGCGCGATCACGACGATGCCATTGAAGGAGCGCTGATCGTGACCGATGTTGACCCCGTGAAATTCGGACTGCTGATCGGGCAGGTAAAGACGCTGGAAGCGCAGGTCGAGGACTTGCAGAAGGACGTGAAGGAGCTTCTCGCGCTCGCCAATCGCAGTCACGGCGGGATCTTCGCCGGCATGGCGATTGCGTCAGCGCTCGGGGGAGTTGGAACCTGGTTCATTAGTCACTTGGTGAAGTAAAGATGCCGACGATCAACAAGCTCCCGCTCCTCGGCACGCCGTCAAGCGGTGACCAGATTCCCGTCTATGCGCCGAACTCGGGTGATGCGCGGAGGATGTCGATCAACAGCTTGGTGGATTATTTCCAAGACACGCTGGTGTTTCCAGATCCTGAAAATGCCGCCTATATAGATTACGACCCCGCTGGCGCAGGCGCCGTTCAGAGGACGGTGCAGAGTAAGCTGCGGGATGTTGTTAGTGTGAAGGATTTCGGGGCCGTCGGGGATGGGGTGGCCAACGATCGAGCAGCAGTTCAAGCGGCTTTCAACGCCAGCAAGCGCGTGTACTTCCCGTCTGGCACCTACTGGATGGGATCTTATGCTACCGCCGAAAACATCATAAATTTGTCGAATTTAGGGGCTGGCGTTTCAATTTTAACGGACAAGTCTGTTGAGTTGGTGTGCCAAACGACTGCTAACGTCACGCCCCAGTTTTTCTATCTTTTTGCTAACAGCCACTTTAGCTGCGGACCAATCAGGTTTCGTGACACAGGCTACGATCCAGCAGTCAATTGGAAAGGCGCTATTGGTTTCTATCTCGACAACAATACATCAACCAGTTGGGGAGATGTCACATTCGAGGCAATTTACGCAAAAACAATGGTTGCCGTCATGCAGATAGTTGGCGGTGATGCCAGCAATCGTATTCGCGGCATCCATATTGGCCAGCTCTTTTCGGACGATTGCTACTACGGTTTCAACTCCCAAAACCAAGGTGACGGGGTTCAGATTGATAACCTGATTGCGTTTCAAAATTACCGCCCATATTTTGTGTACGGAGTAGCCGACCACAAAGTGAAGATTTTCAACCGCGCCGCCCGTAGCACGTCTGGCGCTGTCAATATCTCTCGCTCTGTCGGCGGGCTGAACACCAGTGGCATCGATGTGACCTATGTCGCCCGCGACATGGCGGTGGGCATAACTCATGTGCTGATCAACCACATAGACCTACTCGGTGGAGAGATCAGCAATGTCCGCGTCAATCTTGACATCCGGTCTTCTGTAATTTACACGCCGCTTAGGTTTGTCAACTACTCGGGCTCTGGCGGATCAGAGACGAGCGCAGCATCATCCAATTATGTCTATGACGTAACATTGGCCGGATCTTGCGATGCGCAAGCATCGGCGGTGACGGCGGTTGCCTCGTATGCTGGCATACGTGAATTGGATTTTGCTTTCGGGAATAACTTTACGTTTGATACAACGATTTCCAACTTGTTCTACCTTGACAAAGCGTTCCGCGCGGCGGCCGTAACATGGACTGCAAGTAGCGTAAACCCTGTTTTGGGTAATGGGGTGCTGTTCAGCGACTACGACATTGTAGGCGGCATTTGTCATTATTCTGTCAGTTTAACCGCAGGCAGCACGACAACATTTGGCACCGGCGAATGGTTTTTTTCCGCGCCGTTGTCTGCCAAGGTGCCCACCATTGGCTCTGTATGGGCTTTGGATAGCGGGACAGCCTATTATGTCGGTTCTTGCAAAATCGAAGCGGGCTCAAACAATATTCAATGTTTTTCAAACAACTCTGCTATGGCTTTCGGCTCGGCGAATCCTTTCGCTTGGGCGGCTAATGATCGTTTGCAATTAAGCATTGCTTACCCCATAAGCTAACGATGCGCCACGCCTCGATCTCTTCATCGCGAGCAATCACCATGCCACAACTCGCATCTCTCCTCCGCCCCTACCTCAACCTAGGCGCCTAACCCCATGCCCACCATAAACCAACTCCCCACGCTCGACACGCTTGAGCCCAGCAACCAGGTGCCGACGTACTCGGTCGAGAACGGCGACGCGAGGAAGTTCTCGCTGTCGACGCTGACGGCGTATATGCAGGACAACCTGGCGCTGCCCGACAACGCCGCGAACATCACCTACGACCCCGCCGGCACCGGCGCCACGGCGCGCACCGTGCAGGCGAAGCTGCGCGATGTTGTGAGCGTGAAGGACTTTGGGGCGGTGGGGGATGGGGTGGCGGACGACACCGCGGCCGTGCAGGCGGCGGTTAACTCCATTCTCTCGACGGGCGGGACAATTTATTTCCCAACGGGCCGTTATCTTGTAACGGCTCAAATCAACGTCCAGTCTACTCGTCCGATTAACCTAATCGGCGAAATGGCTGGCCAATACTACGACCCAGCACAAAACCCACCAGGCATTTTAGTGGGGGCGACTATCGCCGGCAGCTTAATTCGTTATGCAGCGCCGTCAACAAGGGCGTCGCATGGCGGCGGATCAATTAAAGGTTTGGCGTTCTATGACCCAACAGGGTCTGGCTCAACTCGTGGAACGCGCAGCATAACCGCAGCGCTTGATCTATACGACTTCGCCCTTTCTTCCGTGCAAGATTGTAGTTTCCAGTGGCTCAATGGCAGCGCCATCCTTGGCGAGTTTGTTGTCATGTCGACCTTTCGAAACAATCATGTTCGTTATTCTGGCGCGACCAGCAAGCCGGCCATCTGGTTTCCTGCGACATCTTCCAGTTATCCCGCCCAATCAGTAGACATTGATGGCAACCGGGTCGAGGTTTGTCATGGCGCCGCATATTTAGTGCTAGGGGCGAATTCTTCTGACTGCAAGGTGCGCGCTAACGGATTTGAAACTGATACGGCCGTTGTGTCTGCAAATCAGCAATTTGTCACTCTCGCCGGAACTGCGCATCAGTTTGTGGGAAATCACTTAAACAGAACGACAACTACACAGATGACGCTTTCCGGACAGGTCTGCACAGTCGTCGGAAACTCGTTTAGGGGTGATCCCTACGCTACGACCTCGCTAGTGGTCAGCGGAAACAGAAACACAATAACCGGTAACTCTTTCTTGTCGACGCGCACCGGATATGAAGTCGACATGACAGGCCCGTACAACGTGTTTAGCTCAAATTCCATGTACTACTCCGGGGCAGTCAGAGTTTCTAGCGTTGGCAACAGTGTGACTGGAAACGTCATTAGTTTTTGCACTGCCACAACGGCTGTTCTTGGGGCGGGCAATGATTTTTGGATTTCAGAGGTCGCGGGCGGCACAGCAACCAACACGGTTATAGCAAATAACGTGCTTTCAAATAACGGCGGAAGCGTAACGACCACGGGCGGGATACGAGTAAACGGAACCACGCCCGCGGTTACTGGGAACAACTTCAACGCTTTTGTCGGCACCGGAAACGGCGCGATCTGCATTCGCACAGAATCATCTAATGCCGTGATCGGCGGAAACATAGAGGCGAGCTGCACAACGCTGATTAGCACGCCCGGAATTGGGTCGTGCGAACTGTACGGAAACTTTCCTGCAACGGGCGGAACAGCTTTGCCGTTGACTGGCTCGAAAACCTATAACCCCGCCTCAATACCAGACGGTTCAAACGATATCACTTCCGTAGAAGTTCCCGGCGCCGCGCTTGGCGATTTTGCGGTTGTTTCTTTTTCTAACGCCTTGCTTGGAATAACCTTGACCGGCTATGTAAGCGGCGCAGGGTACGTCGAAGCTGTCTTTCAGAATGAAACGGGGTCTACTGTTGACTTGGCTTCTGGGACGTTGAAGGCAAGAGTTTATAAAAGATAGCTCAGCCGCCAGTGCCAATTATTAAGGTGCCAAATTCCATGACACTCCACAACCTCCCCCGCTCCCGCCCTCGCGAGCACTCATGCTAAACTTTCCTCATCTCTCTGGAGTCTGACATGTACAACATCCAGTTCACCCAACGCGACAAAAGCAACCAGGTCGTGACGCCTGCTGCGACGAGCGCGAGCGTTACCGTCAACAGCCAAGACCGCGCGGTTCGGCTCGTGAACAGCGGCGCCAATATCTGCTACGTTCGCATTGGCGAGGGCACGCAGACCGCCACGACGGCGGATATTCCCGTGCGCTCTGGCAGCGAGATCATCGTGCGCAAGCGCAGCGGCGACGTGACGGTGGCGCACATCAGCGCGGCGGGCACGACGCTCAACATCGCCACGGGCGAGGGCGGCGTGTGAAGAAAGATCCTCGCCTGGCGAGAGCGGGCGTCGAGGGCTACAACAAGCCGAAGCGCACGCCGAACCATCCGACGAAAAGCCACGTCGTCGTGGCTAAGTCGGGCGATCAGATCAAGACGATCCGCTTTGGTCAGCAGGGCGTGAGCGGTTCGCCGAAGCGTGAGGGCGAGAGCGCGGCGGACAAGGCGCGGCGGGCGTCGTTCAAAGCAAGGCACGCCAAGAACATCGCAAAAGGTAAAATGAGCGCAGCGTTTTGGTCGGATAAGGAAAAATGGTGAAGAAAGCTGGACTTTACGAGAACATCCGCCGCAAGCGCGAGCGGATCGAAGAAGGAAGCGGCGAGAAGATGCGCAAACCCGGCACCAAGGGCGCGCCAACCGCTGCGGCGTTCAAGGCTGCGGCTAAGACGAAGAAGAAGTAATGCAGATCCCCATTGCCTCCGGCATCTACACGGACACGTCACCGGCTATACGCACGTCGTATCCGGTCAACATGGTTCCGGTGCCGGTGGACTCGGGCATCTCTGAGGGCTTTCTGCGTCCCGCGGATGGCATTGTGCAGAACGGCACCGGCCCTGGTGTCGACCGTGGAGCGATCAACTGGCAGGGCGGCTGCTATCGCGTCATGGGCACGAAGCTCTGCTCGATCGCATCGAATGGCACCGTGACGGTGCTCGGCGACGTGGGCGGGACGAACCTCGTGACGTTCGACTACAGCTTCGACCGTCTCGCCATCGCGAGCGACAATAACCTCTTCTACTGGGACGGCACGACGCTGACGCAGGTCACCGACCCCGACCTCGGCGTCGTGCTCGATGTCGCGTGGATCGACGGCTATTTCATGACGACAGACGGCACCAGCCTGGTCGTCACCGAGCTGACCGATCCCACCGCCGTCAACCCGCTGAAGTATGGCAGTTCCGAGATCGACCCTGATCCGGTGGTGGCGCTCCTGAAGCTGCGGAACGAAATCTACGCGCTCAACCGCAACACCATCGAGGTGTTCGAGAACGTCGGGAGCGAGTTCTTCCCGTTCCAGCGCATCGAAGGCGCGCAGATCCAGAAAGGCGTCGTCGGGACGCACGCCTGCTGCGTCTACGTCGAAACGATCGCGTTTCTCGGCAGCGGGCGGAATGAAGCGCCAGGCGTCTATCTCGGCGTCAACGCGGGCGCTACCAAGATCTCGACGCAGGAGATCGACGATCTTCTGCTCGACTACACCGAGACGCAGCTTGCGGGCGTGAAGCTTGAGGCGCGCAACGACCGCAGCCACCAGCATCTCTACATCCATCTCCCCGACCGCACGCTCGTCTACGACGCGGCGGCATCGCAGGCGGCGGGCGTGCCCGTCTGGTTCTGTCTCGCCTCGACCATCGAGGGCTACGCCCAATACCGCGCGCGTAGCTTTGTCTGGGCGTACGACCGCTGGCTGACGGCTGATCCGCAGTCAACGGCAGTGGGCTATCTCGACCAGGCGGCGAGCGCGCACTGGGGCTCGAAGGTGCGCTGGGAGTTCGCGACCCGCATCGTCTACAACGACTCGCGCGGTGCGCTGTTCAACATGCTGGAGCTGGTCTCGCTCACCGGGCGCGTCGCTCTCGGCAAGAACCCGCCGATCTCGACCAGCTACAGCGTCGACGGGCTCAACTGGTCGCAAGATCGCGTCGTTCAGGCCGGCACCGTCGGCAACTACACCAAGCGCCTCGTCTGGTTCCAGCAGGGCCATATGCGCAACTGGCGCGTGCAGCGCTTCCAAGGCGACAGCGACGCGCACTTGGCGTTTGCGCGCCTTGAGGCGACGCTCGAGCCGTTGGCGTACTGATGGCGATCACCGGCAAGATCATCAAGCGGCTGACCCGCGATCAGCTCGCGACGTTCCTGAAGAACCAGGAGCAGATCAAGGCGTTCGAGGGGCTCTTCGACGCGGCGGAAGTCGCCTCGCCTTCGACCATTGATGAGGTGTCAAACGCCGCCGACAACGCCCAGGCGTCCGCCGACTCGGCGCTGGCGCAGATCCAGATGATTAACGATCGGGAAGGCACGGTCATTCGCATGATCGTGCTCAACGGCACACCGACGCTGATTCCGAAGGGCACCGCGGTCGGCTTTGCCGGCGCCAACGGCAGCAACCGCATTAAGGTCGCGCCCTACCTAGCGGATGGCGGGACGGATTCGCTCTATTTCGTCGGCTTGGCGACGCAGGACATCCAGCCAAGCGCGCAGGGCTACGTCACGCTCTACGGGCGCGTTGTCGGCGTCAACACGTCAGGCGCGCCGTATGGTGAGACGTGGGTAACCGGCCAGATCCTCTGGGCGTCGCCTGATAACGTAGGCGGGCTGACGAACAGCAAACCCACCGCGCCGGATAACGTGATCTCGGTCGCGGCGGTACTGTACGCGAGCACGACCATCGGGCAGCTTATGGTCCGCCCGACCATATCGTTGCAGGAATACTACGGCGAGTTCACCAAGACGACGACGCAGACGCCCGCGGTCGCAGGCGATGAGTACCTCGTGACGTGGGACAATACCGAGATCAGCAACGGCGTCGTCATCGGCTCGCCGTCGAGCAGGCTGGTCGTGCCGGCGTCGGGGCTCTACCAGGTG